TTTATTATATATAATATAATTAATATATATGTGTGATGTGGTATATATTAATCAATACAGTTGTCATTATATATCCAATAGCTCTATGTATTGACAAAATAAGTATATTTGATTATTATTAATTTAATTAAATTAATAAGCGGATGCCGGTTAGCTCGTATTACTTGGAATTGTTCCAGGTGGTGCGGGCTTTTTATTTTGGCTTTTTGGGGGATGTGTTACATGTCAGACATTGAGATTTATGAAAACGATTTATTATTTTATTTAAACGAATTTTGTGAAGTAAATGCTATTGAGGATATAAAAAAAGAGTCTCAGAGCGTTTGGAACAGTGCTTTGTATTATATCCAAAAGAAGTTATTTGATAGTAATTATTTTAAGTCTAAAGATAACTATAATACAAATAATAAAGTATTTAAAGAGAGTAATTATAATAGTTATGATTTTGAATTAGTTATGTATGTATTAGATATATATATCTATGATATGTGTATGAAATATGATAAAGAGGTTAGTATATTGGGCTTTAGTTCTTTAACTGGGATACCTGATAGCACAATATACGACTGGGGTAAGAATACGCTAAGCTTGACCGCATCGGAAATTTTGGAAAAACTGAGAAAATATCAGGAAGAGAGTTTGTCTAATAAGCTCGTGACCGGGACAAAGAACCCAGTTGGAGTTATTGCAATACTCAACCGCCGTTATGGTTGGGCTTCACCATACACAAGCGATAGCAGACAGCAAGCGCGAGCGTTAAGCGCCAACGAATTACCACAATTGGGCGGTGCAAATAGTCAGAATATTAAAGCATTATCGAGTGATAGCATGGTTGATAATGCCAAGTAATTGTATATACAATACACACAATTCTAATCCCTTGATTTATAAGGCTTTGAGAGCTATTGAGTTATTACAACTATGCACAAAACAGTTGTTTAGCGAAGAGTTGAAAGGGTATAGATAAATTGTATATGCAATAGATACAATTTAAAATGCTTGATGTTTGAGAACTGAACGGCGCACGTATTGGGTGCCCTAGGGGTGTATGTGAAAAGTGAAAAACCGCCCCGCTTAGCCCCCAAAATATCCGCCAAAACAAAAAGGCCTTTACCCATACCTTAATCATACCAAGCAGTATTTATTATTATAACATAAGTTATATATTAATTAAACAACATACACAATAATAATATATATACATACAACTATGATTAAATATTAGTTATATATTATATATAACAGTAAAGGAGCTAGCGGAGATGAAATTAACAGGATTTGAAACCAACAAAATTAATTCCGACATGGTAAATCACCCTAGCCACTACAATTTGCCTGACCGTAAAGAGTGCATTGATGAAATGATTGACATTTACGGACTTAAGGATGTGGCTAAATGGTGTGAGATTACTGCATACAAGTATGAATATCGTGCCGGACATAAAGGTTCTGTAGGTGAGGATATGAGTAAAGCAGCATGGTACACAGTTAAGGCTTGCGAGCTTAAGTCTAAGCGTAGATGGGAGACTTTCGGCAAGTTTGTTGATAAATTCATACCAATGTTTTTTAAGGGCCTGTATACATGGATAATTTTATTTTGTATGTTTTACGGAATACTCTTTTCTGACCGATGCTCAATGGTAGTCTCAATAGTGTTTTTAGTTCTTGCGTGCATAGCTGAGTCAGTATTGAAAGAAAATGAAGATAATTAGATTTTGAGGTGTAAATCATGTTTGTATTAAAAATTGCAACAACAGTATGGCTGACATTAATTGCATTAGGAATGACAAGTGCCACATTAAACGAAAAAGAGACAGTTAGCTCGAGACTTCTCGGTGCTGCGGTAATGCTCGGTCAGATACTTGCCATAGCATTCATGTGGCAATAAATAGGGCATTCGCCAAGTGGTAAGGCACAGCACTTTGACTGCTGCATACGTTGGTTCAAATCCAACATGCCCTGCTCGGGGTTTACTTGGTTCCCCGACATTGGACTTAGTAGTTCCTTTCACCCTCATAGTGGAAAGCTGTTAAGAGCCGTCACAAGGCTCGTGAGGGTTTAATCGTGTATAATCCCACAATACATGAGCGTGAAAACCAACCTGTCGTAAAGACATCTGTAATAGGCAGAGTAGACATATATACCCCCCTTAATTAATTGTTAAACTAGGGCAACTCAAATCATATGAGTCTTAGGTGAGGTGCAATTCCTCACATGTCCTTTGCTGTAGGTTTCGTTAGTTCTTTTCCTACAGCACATACATATTTATATCTCCGGAGGGTGTAGCCACTCCTTAGACTTCACCCTCATTATCGGCATGTAGCTCAGTGGTAGAGCAGTCGGCTATTAGCTGATTTGTCGTGGGTTCGATTCCTACCTTGCTGATTAAACTTACGACAGGGGTGAACCTTGCCGTAAGCGGTAGAAAGTCCGCATGAAACTGTACAATGTAGCGCAAAAGCAGTTTCAATATAACAGTCACGCTACGGCTGTTATATTTTGCCGATATGGGATAAAGGTATTCCAGTAGCTTGCTAAGCTATCCAACAGAAATGTTGTTCGTGTTCGATTCACGATGTCGGCGCTCTCGCGTGTAAACTGAAAAGAGAAATAAGTTGTTGGTTATCTATATTTCTTAAAACCATCTACATGCGAGTTGATGTGTGGCGGAATGGGTAAACGCTATAAACGAAGTAGGTACTGTACCAAACAGAGTTCATGTGAAAGCGAAGCATGAATAGTCCTTAAAGGTTTCTGAATCAGTATTATGTGTGGTTCAAATCCACACCACATCAATCATACGTCGGTTTAGTACGAGCTGTTATATCTTGAATAGCGGTTGCGTAATGCTGATGGTCTGCAATATAGCAGTTTCGGAAAAATAAAAGAAAACACACAAAAACAAGTTGCCAGTAGGTACGCGCGACCGAAAGCAATGGGGTGAGACACTTCAAAATTCTGTAATGTGTTTTGGGAAACCTTTTGATGGAGTGTATCTTACTTTTTCAAAAAATCGGTAAAATCAGTTGCCTAGTGATTGCAACACGAAAAGAGTAACCTACGAACTCCTGGTAACTGTTTTTATATAAATCGTAGGGTTATCTATCGTAGGAGGTAATTTATGACAGACATAAAAATTAAAAAAGCAGTAATTAGAGAAGATTTATTATCAATAACAAACGATTATAGAAAGGCAATTATCCTTAATCAATTCATTTATTGGTCTGAAAGAGTATCAGACGCCGATAAGTTTATTAAGAAAGAAAATGAGATTGCGAAGAACAATGGAGAAGAAGAAAGAGAGCTTTTCTATGGTTGGATATATAAAACAGCCGAAGAATTAGCTGATGAGGTTATGTTAGGCTTATCTGCAAGTCAGATAAGAAGATATATCAGTGATTTGGTGGATATGGGTTATATCTCAAAGCGAAATAACCCTAAATATAAATGGGATAGAACATTGCAATATAGGGTAAATCTTGTAAATATTGCAAAAGACCTTAAAAAGAATGGCTATCCATTAAGTGATTATAGAATTGAAATACCGGAAAATGAAAAATTCAATGCGCATGAGTGCGCAATCAATAATGAGCCAATGGAAAATCAAACACAAGCCGGTGACGAAGCAATACCAAAGAGTACTAACATAGATTACTTAAACAGAGATTATGATTCAGAAATTACAAGAGAGGTACATACATCAACTAATATTGATGGAGAGGTACATACATCTGTTTCCGAGAAACAGACGGCAAGAGTCACCCGACAGGATATGCAAGCAAAGAAAACTGATATGGTCTATAGGTTCTTTACAATCTGCAATGACAATATCGAGAACAAGACAATTAGAGAAGCAGTTAAAAATTCATTTTGTAGATACATGAACCTGTACGAAACATATTTTGCTAAGGTTCACCCAATCTTGACCGATAAGACACTGACTAATGTATGTCTGTCGCTTTCTAATGTGACCGATACGGAGCATAATCACTTTGAGCGGACAGATGTTTACCTAGCAGACGAAACAGGGCTTACTGGGCTTGATAGAATGGTTAATGAGCATTTCAGACGAACACATAGAAGAGAGACTAACTACTCGATAACGCATTTTGCTAAAAGCGACTATCTGCTACAGTTGGCACAAGGCATTATTGAATATTAAACGGAAGTATAAGTATGGCAAAGGGAGTTAAGACACGAAATATTGATTCATTCCGAGAGGGATTAATGGAATACGCATATGGCAGATGTTCACAGGCACAAGCTGCAAAGATGGCCGGTATGAGCGTGCCGACATTTAGGAAGTACGCAAATATGCATTTTTTAGGCATTCCATTTCCCGACACACTGTTTAAGGCAAAGGAAGAGTGAGAAGCATGTGTGAATTTTGCGAAAAGAAATTTCCTGTCGTAACACATTACGGCAAATTTAAGATTGATAAGTTGTCAAATCAACCTGTAATTACATGCGACTTGAATAAATGTCCACCTTTTTGGTGTGCAGTAAAGATATGAATGTTGAAATGGTAATGGAAATAGCCTATTGCCCTATCCGCGGTAGAAAGTTGGTGGAAGAATGAATGAAACTATTTTATATATTTCAAAATCAGAACAGGATATACGAAGTGTTCTGAAATATCTTCAATCAAAGCTAAAAGCAGAGCAAAAGGAATGTACCCTAGATGAAAAACACGATATTTTAAAAGTACCAAAATATTACGATATTGTCGGAAAGAGCATTTACGGCAACAGACTTGGTGTAGGCTATGGATATTGCAAATATTATTGTTTTTCAGAAGCGTATGATAGAAATAAATACAGCGATGCAGAAAATGAAAGACTTAAAGAAATTCTTATGCACACAAGAGAGGGTGCGGAGAGAATATCGGGGCTTGATATTTTATGTATGCTAGGGTTGATTTAAAAGGCGGTGGAAGAATGAAACATCAAAAAGAATGGCGCACGTGCGACAGGTGTGGTGCAGAAATTAAAAAAGGAATACTGTGTGGAAATTCGGTTACAAAGAACGGTATTTTTAATACCACATACGACTTGTGTTATAAATGCATGGAAGATTTTGAGAGGTTTATGAGCAATGAAGAAATCAAGAAGTAAAATAATCATTAAAACAAGAGCTGGCGGTTACACAAAGATTTATGCCAATGGGAAATGGCAGAAGAAAGTATGTGTTATTAATTATCACGCAGAATGCAGTAACAAAGATGGCATAAAGGTCACTTGCGAATTTGATAGACTGAAAACTGATAAAAATGGTTCGGTTATCTACGATGAAGCTAAAAAAGATTTTGCAAAAGAACATATAGTTGCAAGGATTTGAGGGAGCGTTTGAGTAATGAGCATGGCAGAAGTAATTAAATCAATAGAGCGTGAGGCATTTAGAGAAGCGCAATCACACGAAATAGGCGGTTTAAATGGCAAGCCTATAGATTGTTCCACTTTAGAAGATGAACTTGCCATTGAGGCAGATATTGAAGCAGACAGGCAAGCGCTGAAAGAGTGCTTTAAGGAGTGAGATTATGAAAATAACAGAAATGAATAACTGCATTGAAGAAATGCGTAAATGTTACAAGTTTGAGGATGATAAAACCGAAATAAGACTTGGCAGTGTACCAAGTAGTGGCTGTGACAGACATGTATTTGTCAGCACAATGAATGAAAACGGAACACAGATTGAAATGACAAGAATAGCGGATAGATTAGAAGAAGCAGACTATTGCTTGCGATGAAAGGAATTTTTATGAAAAATTTTTTTAAAACCATTATTCCCATTATTGTTATTGCTGTTGCATTGATATTATTTTTAAATTGGGCTAATAAAACCGAAAAATACGAATGCGAAATAGAAGAGATACAAAACGGGATTTATGCTAGATATCAAAGTACAGCTTCAAGCACCCCCGCTTACAACTATGAGATAATTACAGTTTGCATAAATGGGCAACTGATAACCTACGAGGGAAACGTTGAATTTATTTTTGTAGAAAATGAGAACAAAATCGAAGTTACAGAAAAACCTAATATAGTTCACAGCGATAAAGTCATTGTCTATACTTCAAAAGACAGTGTTGAATACCTAGGAACTGTAGGAATTGGCAAATAAATATATCACCGGCTAACAAGTAGAGTTAGTTGCTGACCTTAGAAAGATAAAGGTTGATAAAATATAGAAAAGGAGACGGAGAACATGAAGAAGTTATTTGTAAGTGTGCCGATGAAAGGCAGAACAGAGGAAGAAATCAAAGCTAGTATTCAGAAAATGAAAAAGATTGCTGAAATATACGAGGGCGAGGAATTAGAGCTTATCGACAGCTACATTGAGGACAATCCACCTAAAGACAGCAAAGAGGCTGTATGGTATTTAGGCGAAAGCCTTAAGAAGTTGGCACAGGCTGATGTATTTATCGGAATTAATGAAGCATATGATTGGAATGGCTGCTATATTGAAAGAGATACAGCACAAAGATATGGTATTAAAGTGCATATAGTCCAAGTAAGGGGTGTAATTGATAATTACAATGCACTTTTACAGAAATTACATCCGGTTTGCAACGACCCAGTGCTAACATTTTAATAAAAATTTACCGGCTACAGATTGATTGTAGTCGCTACCCTAAAACAGTTATAGGCAGAGGTCTATAAGCACCTTTGCTTTTTAAAAGTGGAGGTGCTTTTCTTATGGCTAGTCAGAGCCTTATTTCCACAGTTGATAGTTACGAAAATTACATAGAGAAAAATGGAAAAGACGAGCAAGTAATTAATGCTTATGTAGACGCTTGCAGTGTAGCCATAAACGGCGAGAAAGATATTGAGTATGGACTACAACTCACTAAGAGGGCAAAAGAGCTTATAGAGGACTTCTGCACGGCTAAAACAGGTGGTACGATTTGGGACTTGGAAAAATACGCATTCGACCACAAAACCACATATGAGCTGATAAACAAAAAATATGAGGTTTTACTACTTGAAGCTCAAAACAAAATAGTTGACAGCTATTTTCAGTACATAGAGAAAAAGCGCGAGCCTAAAGACCGATTTTATATGCCACGTAGGAAACAATTAATCAAAATCGGACTTGTGGACGCATTACAAGGCATGATTGATGATAAATACGACATATTGTGTGTGAGCCTAGTACCAGGAGCCGGAAAGAGTACGATTGAGAAATTCTTTCATTCGGCAGTTGCCGGTTGGTTTCCAAAAGACTACAGCCTATTTTATTCACACAGTGGTGACATTACACGAATGTACTACGATGGAGTATACGACATTGTTACCAATGATGATGATTATGCGTGGCATGACATTTTCCCTAATCTATCAGTTACAAGCACGAATGCCAAAATGGAGCAATTCAATATTGGCAAATACAAGCCTTTTCCGTCAGTACAATGTACTTCTGTTGGAAGTAAGAATGCCGGAAAAGTCCGTGCAAGTAAATTTTTGCTAGTTGATGATATGATAGGCGGAATTGAGGAAGCCTTAAATCCTACAATACTTGATAAGCTGTGGGATAAATACGCAGTAGACGCAAGGCAACGTAAGACACAAGACACGGACGGAAAGCCGTGTAAAGAGATACATATTGCCACTCGTTGGAGCGTACATGATGTTATCGGACGCATTCAAAACATGTATGTCGGAAATCCAAGAGTCAAAACAATATCGGTTCCTGATGTAGACCCGGTAACAGGCGAAAGCAATTTTGATTATGAGTATGGCGGTTTTACGAAAGAGTTTTTTGCTGACCAACAATTACTCATGGATGAAATATCTTACCGATGTTTGTATAAACAGGAACCTATCGAGCGTGAGGGCTTATTGTTTCCCGATGATAAAATCCGCAGATACTTCAATCTGCCACATGGCGAACCGGAAATTATCACAGCTCAATGCGATACAAAAGGAAAAGGCACAGACTATTTTGTTATGCCAATACTGCAAAAATATGGTGAGGACTATTACTGCGTTGATTGCGTGTGTGATAATACGGCGGACTATGAAATGCAGTATGAAAATGCGTCAAACACATTAGTCAATAATCAGGTACAAGAGTGTGAGTTTGAGCGTAATGCCGGCGGTGACAGAGTGGCTATGGAAGTTAATAAGCGAGTTGAAAATAAAGGGTGGATATGCAACATCACTGATGTACCGACAGAGACAAATAAGGAAGCACGTATTTTTCAGTGTTCTAACTGGATTTTACAACATATTATTTTCAAAGACCAATCACTTTATAAGCCCAATGAGCCTTATGGGGTAATGGTATCACTGCTGAAACGATATTCAGTAACAGGCAAAAAACAGCTCGATGATGTTCCTGATGTTTTTTCAAACTTTGCCTTAAGAATGACGCAAGGCAGTAGAATAGCAAAGGTTGAAGCAGTACACAATCCGTTCAGAGGAGGGCTTTATTAATGACAAAGGAAGTTTTATCACAGTATTCAGATTTACAAGAGGAAATCAAAGAGGTTAGAAAGAAAATTGCTAAATTGCAAGATGACCTTGAAAAGATAGAAAGCGGAGAAAGCGTGATTGACACTGTGTCGGGCGGTATGGGTGGCACACAGCACTTCAAAATCGAGGGTGTACCTTATCCTGAATACGGACGCAAGCGTACACTACTTTATTCAAGAATGACTACGTTACAGCTTTTACAAGATGATTTGCTTGAAAAGACAAACGATGTAGAGGAATTTATAGCAAGCCTTGATGATAGCAGAATGAGAAGAATAATTAATTTTAGATTTTTGGAAAATAAATCATGGCTACAGACAGCATATGCGCTTGGCGGTAAAGCCACAGCAGATAGTGTAAGAATGGAGTTTGAAAGATTTTTCAAGAAAATGTAAGTTTGTTCGTTCGGTTCGCTTAGAATGTGATAATGTGTAAGATGAAAAAAATGTAATTCGTTCATTGCGAAAATCTCTTTAAGAAATAGCACTCACAGATTGTGGGTGCTATTTTTAGTGAAGCGAGGGTGACATGAATAATCAGAATATTGTACCAACAGGAAAACGAAGCGTAATGTGCCCTCGTTGCGGTAAATTGCTAACGTGGGTGAATAAAAGTGACAAGAAACACCACAAAGTAATGTGTACGCACTGCCGTAAATGGATATGGTTTTGGGCTGGCACACAAGAATTTCAGATAAAAGAGGTTCCGCAGAGAACTTCTGCAAGTGGCATGAGGTTTTATTGATGTATAGATATGCTCATAAAAACGTAAGACCTTTTTCGGCTGTCTGTCAGAACAATTACGGCAGACAAGTTATTTTTACGAGGAAAAGGCAAATCACAAAAAACAACATAATCGAAGAACTGAATAAAGCACTTGTGATTCACGAACAAAACGCTATTGAGATTGAGTATCTTGACAGATACTATCGTGGCGACCAACCGATTTTGTATCGGCAGAAAGTGAACCGCCCGGAAATCAATAACAAGATTGCTGTAAATCTTGCGTATGAGCTTGTTGAGCGCAAAACCGCAGAGATGTGTGCCGAGCCAATCCAATATGTGCTACGTGGCACCGATAACCATAAATCGGAAGAAATCACACAGCTTAACATCACAATGGATTCAGAAAGCAAACAGGAGTGTGATATAGACATACATCGTTGGAGAAGCATATGCGGTACCGGCTACAGATTCATCGGTAATGATGATGGACAAGGACAGTTGCTTGATGAAAGCGATTTTTATTTATCGTCTGAAAATCCAATGTATACGTTTGTAGTATACTACTCGAACGGACGTCCGGCATTCTCTTGTCAAATCGGAGAGGATGAGAACGGAGCAAATATTTATTATGTGTTCACCGATAATGAGTGGTTTGATATTCGCAACGACAAGATTTATGCAAGCGGAATAAACGGCAACAGAGCAATTCCGGTGATTGAATATCCAAACAATGCAAGGCGATTATCTGACATCGAAATGACTATTGCAATTACAGATGCTATCAACGTGCTTACATCAGACAGAATTAATGGTGTCGAGCAGTTTGTGTCTGCATGGGTGAAGTTTGTTAATTGTGAGATTGACATAGATACATTCAGGAAAATGCGACAAGAGGGAGCATTGGTAGTTAAATCTAACAATGGTTCTGATAATAAAGCTGATGTTGATGTAATGACGAGTGAGCTTAATCAGACAGAGGGGCAAGTGGTTTTCACTGACCTTTTTGAAAGATTTTTGAGCATTCAAGGTCTTGCAAATCGTCAGGGCAACACAGGCGGTGATACCGGTTCTGCCGTAGAATTGAGAAACGGGCATTACGATGCCGGACTTAGGACAGCTATCAATGAGCCTATCCTTAAGAAATCAGAGAGAATGGCGCTTAGGCTTATTCTTAACAGGCTGAGAATTAATAAGGGCTTTACACTTATGCCTAGCGATGTTGAGATACACATTAATCATAATAAGCTGGACAACATGCTTGTTAAGGCAGAGGTGCTTGAAATATTACTTAGGTGCGGTATCAATTACAAAAGAGCCGTCAAGACGATTGACATGTTTAGTGACCCTGAACAAGTTACTCTCGAAAGCGCCAAGCGCATGGAAATGCTATTCCCGGAAGAACAGCCAACAACAGCTACACCTAACAATAATAACGATGATAAGAACAATGGAAAGACAGCCGATGAATAATTGGCTGTCAATATTTTGGAGCTTGATATGGCAGACGAAATCCACGCACTTAACAAAAATGAAATACAAGACATAGATTATGAAACATATTTTGGTGAGATGGATTTATCTGACGAGGAAAAGGAAGATAGAAAAAAGCTTGCTGAAAAGTTTGAAAAAATCTTTGTTATGCTATTTGCCTTGCTATCCGGCAAGGAAGAAACAGAGATAACAACTATCACTAAAGAATTTATCATCAGATATGAGAGCATTGCCACACAGTATTGTAAGGCAAAGAAAACACCCTCATACATTACAGACTATGCTCGGTACATTGTGAATGAGGTAGTTGACGCTACCACGCAAAATACTGACGTAGAGTATTTTACTTCACAGAAGCGAGCAAAAAATGTAGCTGCGAATGAAGCTAATGCAGTCGGCAATTACAGATTGCAAACTGAAATGGTAAAACAAGGCTACAAAACAAAAGAGTGGCGTTCAAAAGAAGATTCACATGTCAGACCTACACATGCAGAAGTCGACAGAAAGAGAATTGATATTTTTGAGCCGTTTGAGGTTGGAAATTCACTGATGATGTTTCCAAAAGACCATTCGCTAGGCGCAGATGTAAAAGAAATAGCAGGGTGTAGATGCAGTGTTAAATATTACAAATAATGAGCGAGGTATTAACAATGTTTAGAAAAATGAAAAGAACAATAATAGCGATGACTTGTGTGATTGCAATGGGGGTTTTTAATGTGGTGCCGGTATTTGCCTGTACACCACCGTTAAATCCGCCATCTGTTAAGATTCCGGATATCAACTTTGAGCCAGACGATACATTGAAAGAAGCCTTCGACAACGCCGCAAAAAAGTGGCTTGAGAAATGCATCCTCGGTACTCCTGTGGTGGAGTATGCATCGTATTACAAGAGTGCATCAAGGTATTTTAACTATGCAGTTTTTTCAGCAAATTGGAACAAAGTAGAAAATGCTACGTCTTATAAAGTTAAAGTTACAAAAGCAGATGGATCTTACAAAGAATTTGATACAACGTATACATCATTTTATGCAATGAATTATACAGATGAATTTTTCGCTGATGGAATGGATGATGCGACTGTAATGGTAAGAGCATACGGTGAAAATGGAACATTTAGTTTGTGGTCTAAAACAACCACTATTACTAGATTTAGATACTAGGAGGGGGATAGCATGATAAGAGGTACCACACCTACGTTAGAGTTTACACTGCCGTTTGACACATCACTGATTGCAGAGATGTATGTCACGATAGCACAAGGCGAAAAAACGGTGTTGGGAAAAACCTTGTCGGATTGCAATTGCTCCGGTACGTCCGTATCACTGACTCTGACACAGGAGGACACGCTTAAATTACAACAACAGCCACGATTGCAGGCTGAGATACAGATAAGAGTGCGGACTACATCCGGAGAGGCTCTTGCATCCGACATCATGAGCGTATATGTCGGCAGGATCCTGAAAGAAGGAGTGATTTGATGCGATTCGATGTAACCTTTCGCGAGCTTGACAAAAAACTGGACGTGGATTTTTGCCCTAGAAATGAGCAGATTAAGGTTGACTTTGAGCACTTCCAGATTGTATCCGACCACACCGGAGTGGAGTACTACAAGGGAGAATACACAGTCACGCCAAAAATCGAAAAACAAGAGCTTGCGACACGCCAAAAGTTTCTGGCAGAAAATGTAAAAATCAAAGAAATTCCATTTTTCGAGGTGTCAAATCTTGAAGGTGGACAAACGGTATTTATTGGAAAGGAATTGTAAAATATGAGTATTAATAAAGTAGTATATGGTGGAAAGACATTGATTGACTTAACAGGCGATACTGTGACTGCGGATAAGCTGTTGAGCGGTATCACGGCACATGGAAAAGACGGAGAATTGGTCACAGGAACGTGCACGTTTGACGTAGATTCTAATGATGCCACTGTCGCAGTTGCGGAGATTTTAAAAGGCAAAACCGCCTACGCAAGAGGTACAAAGCTTGTCGGCACGATGCCGAATAATGGAGCTGTGACAGGCTCTATCAAGACTCTGACAGACAGCTATGTGATTGCACAGGGCTACCATGATGGCTCTGGAAAGGTTGGAATTGATGCCACAGAAAAGAAGAAACTGACCGCTAATAATATCCGAGAGGGTGTGACCATCCTCGGAGTAAAAGGTACAATGAGCGGTAGTGAGGGAGTAAAGGCACAGGCTAAGACGGTCACTCCGTCAAGTGTACCGCAGACCATTATGCCGGATGCTGGATATACGCATCTGTCGCAGGTTACAGTCGAAAAGATTCCTTACGTGGAGTCAGAAAACTCTGCCGGTGGAACTACAGTAACGATTGGATAGGAGTGATTGAGTATGGCTGTAAATAAAGTGGAATATGCCGGTAAGGTATTACTTAATTTGACAGAAGATACAGTAACACCAGACAAATTGATAAGTGGTGAAATTGCTCACGATAAAACTGGTGCAAAAATTGTTGGTACGCTTGAGGATGTCGGTGATGGTAAATATATCTGGAAAAAGCATATTGGAAAGGTATGGGACATTACACGCACACATCTCGGAACAACAGCACCATCTGATTATTCGGGTTTTGTATATGGTTACTATATTGCAACAGATGATGGATATTTTCTGCTGAAAGGAAAAGAAGCTATATTAGGTGACGGACTTAGTTATATCAAAGGAAAAGGTGCAGAAACACATCCTAAATCTGTGTATCAATTATCTAATATATTTTTATATCCATCCGGATTTACGGAAAATTATTACAGATTAGATATTGGTGATACCTATACAGAAGGAAAAGGAAGCTTCATTGGATATGTTTCTTCGGATAATTCAAGTGCTTATCCCGATGACGGGCTGAAAGATGGTTACTATTATGCGAAGATTCAGGAAGGAACTTCTTCAGGAACAGATACATCAGATGCTACCGCTACTGCTTCAGATATCTTAACCGGTAAAACTGCCTATGGGAAAGACGGAAAACTGACAGGTTCTATGCTGAACAATGGCGCTGTGACAGGCGAAATCAGCACAAAAGATGGTGCGTATACAATCCCACAAGGATATCACAATGGGTCAGGGAAAGTTGCTATTGATGCAACAGAACAAGCAAAGATTATTGCTTCCAATATCAAGAAAGGTGTTTCTATTCTTGGTGTGACGGGCTCATATGAAGCAACTGCATCAGGTGGCAATAACAACTGCGAAGCGTATCTTGTTGATGTTACGAACCCAACAGTATCTTTTAAGACAGCATCTGGTGTAATCAAAGCATACGGCTATGCATATGAAACTACAAAATCACAGTGGGGTGGTTCGTCTACAACTGTTTACGCTTTTAATGGCACAAATTATTATAAATCAGCATATTATGGTTCGCCAGCTGCAACAAACATCACACTTGGTATTTCTGGAGGAAAGCTGACAGGATTACCGTCAGGATTAAGTGGTGGAACATTATTAGTTGTAAGGGGAATTTAGAAAAGCGGTATAAACTAGGAGGTGATAATATGGCCGGCCAGAGATTACCTATCTTAGTAAAAAGCAAAAGGATACTATAGTTAATTATTCACATTACCCACTCCAAACCACGGAGTGGGCATTTTTATGCTTAAAATTTCTATAATTCAATAACTGATATTAAATGAGCGACTACATCTTAATCGGTGCGGTTGCTCATTTTTTATACAAAATTTGCAGTTGTGCGTTAAACAACAGAAAAACTCGGCTGGTGCGACCAGCGATAACAAAAGCGTGAGTTACGGAGGTAATGAAATGACAAGAAATGATGTTTTGAAACTTTTTCCCGATGCAACGGATGAGCAGATAACAAATCTGCTTAACAAGAGCGGTGAGGAAATGGCAAGAGAGAAAGAGAAAGCCAATCAGTACAAGGCTAAAGCAGACAAAGCTGACGAGCTACAGACACAGCTTGACGAGCTACAGGCTGGCAACATGACGGAGCTTGAAAAGGCGAATAAAGCCTTAGATACAGCCAATCAGCGGATTGCCAAGCTACAGAAAGATAATGCTGTCAGAGATTTACGAGAGAGTGCAATGTCTGATTTTGGCATTACTGCCGAACAAGCAAAGACAGTAGTAAAAGAGGATGGCTCTTTTGACACAACATCACTTGGCAAGATTATTTCCGACATGAAAGCCAATGCGATAGCGGAGTATGAGAAAAATGCACTTAAAGATACTCCTAATCCAAACAATGGCGGTAAAAATGATGAACCCGGCTCAAAGCCGGCAGATGTAGCCAATGCAGAACAAATCTCATTCGGCACAGTTGCAAGTACAGAGAGTCAAAACAGCTATGTAATTTAAAACAGGAGGTAGAACGATGGGAAAGCCAATCGTAAGAGACTTTACACAGGGTAAAGGAATTTTAAAATTTTTCCCTTATGAGGGTGCAGCGTGCCTTGTACCACAGACTATGGTAACAAGCGCAGATGGAAACGGAATGAAGATTGTGCCGGCCGGTACACCATTCCCAAGCAATGACGCAGAGTGCAAGGGTTATCTGTTACACGATGTGGATGTAACAATGGGTGACGCACCGGGAACATATGTATATCAGGGAACTATTGATTGGGAGAAAGTTAAGTCGCTTTCAATCGCAGATGAAGCTAGAACTGCAACACCTAGAGTTACTTTCTATGGTGCACCAAAGATTGTAGCAAGTCAGGTTTAAAAGGAGGTAGAAGAACATGGCATTACCATTAGCAGAAGCATTTACAGCGAGAAGCCTCGGTGTAATGTGGGATAACTACAAAAAGACATTAGGAACTGCCCCTTATCTTGGCAGACAAAAATTCGGAACACGTAAACAGGACTCGCTCGACCTTAGATTTATCAAGGGCAAGAATGGACTGCCAGTATCACTCAAAGCTTCAAACTTTGACGCACAGGCAGAGTTAAGAGATGTTGGAGGCTTCTCTGACATTCAGAACTCAATGCCATTTTATCGTGAGTCTTATATGGTAACGGAGAAAGAGGAACAGGAGTATGACAATTACAGAACTTCTGAAAACTCTAGCCTTGCCAATAACGTATTACGTGAAATCTCAAAGAAACCAATGAACCTTATCGAGGGTGCATTAGTTGTGCCGGAGAGACAGATTTGGCAGTTACTTGCACCTACAGATGGTGTTCCAAGAATAAAGGTAACTATTGACAAAAAGCCATATTACATTGATTACCTTTCGGATAACGAGAAATCAGAGCATACAGCAAGCCATTACAAGACTTTTACAGGCACAAGCGCATGGGACAAGTCGGCTACAGCCACACCACTTGACGACCTTATTAAGACTAAAAGAGATTTCTCAAAGGCTACAGGCTACTCACTTACACGTTTTACCATGAATACAGAGACGTGGGAAATGGTGCTTAACGCGGAGGACACAAAGAAACAGGTACTCGGTATCACTGCTTACAATGGCGGTATCAGATTACAGCAAGGACAGGTTACTGAATACCTTAGAGGATATGGTATCGAGATTGAAGTATACGATAAGCTCTATGTTGACGAGTCAGGACAGACACAGTACTTTGTACCAACAGGCATTGTATCCGCACAGTCTGCCGGAGTATTCCTTGGCGATTACACATTCGGTAAGACTCCAGAGGAAAGAAGCGGAAGTATCACAGACGGAAACCTCTCACTTGTTGAGACAGGTGTATCTGTATACACATACGCTACAAATCATCCTATCAATACTCACTGTATCGTATCTATGATTGGATTACCTACATTCGAGGGTATGGATAGCGTTATGGTTCTCAAAGTTAAGGAGGATTAAGGCTTATGATAGCAACGCACTCTATAAAGCATGATGGAGTGTGGTATAAAGTCGGAGACGAGGTACCGGAAAGCAATAGCAATTCGGTACCTTCTGATTTTATGAACCCACCTGAAACACCATACACAAAGACAGAAATTAACAGAATGTCAACAGCCGACCTAAAGAAGCTTGCGAGCGAAAATGGTATTGAAAATGCCACAGAAATAAATGGCAGCGACTTGAAGAAAATGTTAATTGAAAAGTTTGGATTATAAGGAGCTTGGCATGGAATACACCACATTAGAGCAAGTCAAAATCAGACTTAAACAATATCATATCGAAACTGTCACAAACGACGATTATACAACATCTGATGTGGTTGCATTCGATAAAAAAGAAGATAACCCACTCATTGAACAGCTCATTAGACAAGCCACGGAAGATGTAAAAGCAAAAAGGTGTTATCCGGACACTTTCACTGATGATGATATAACTGCCGATTTAAAGCAGTTTGAGAATGTCGTTATCAATCTCGCTGTCTACGACCATTCACAAGCTGGTGAGAACTATATGAGCGCATTGAGTGAGGGTGGAGTGAGCCGTACATGGAAAGACAGAGATAAGCTGTTTGTCGGAGTATTTCCTTTTGTCAAAGTACTATAAGCAAAAGAAGATTGTGCGTTACCATTTTACTAATGTCGGTAAAGTGGTAGCAGGCGGTACACATTAAGAGGTGGTGGGCGGTGTGCCAATTACTAAAGACGAAAGGCTGTAAGATGAATAATTTAATCTATCAGACATACATTATTGCCTTGCCAATTGTCCTGACAGCACTTTTGGGTTATATTGTTTGGCTTTTACAAGAGCAGAAAAAGCAAAAAGCGATAGACACAAAAGAAAGAAACGAGCGCATTGAAGAGGAAAAGAAGCTACGACAAGCAAACGGAAAAGGTACAATGTTACTTTTACGAGTACAGCTTATCGAATACCACGATAAGTACATGAAGCTTGGCGAAATACCCTCATATGCGTATCAGAATTTTTGCGAGATGTATGACGCATACCACGCACTCGGTGGTAATGGCATGGTAACAAAAATGAAAAATGAGATTGAGGAAATCCATTTAGGCAAAGGAGGAAAAAACTGATGGACTTTACACAAGTACCTACAGTAGTTGCTATTATAGTAATTACTTATTTAATCGGATATGCTTCAAAGCAGATGCCACAGGTTAAAGATAATATTATTCCTATTATCGTAGGTGTAGCCGGTGGAGTACTCGGTATTGTTGGAATGTTTGTAATTCCCGGTTATCCGGCAGACAACATTCTTGATGCAATAGCAGTTGGCATTGTGTCGGGCATGGCAAGTACCGGTGTTAATCAGATTTACAAGCAGATAAAGAAAAATGCTTGACATTAATAAGCAAGCCATGAAATACGCGCTTCAAGGTCAAACGGTCACAGCCTATGAAAAAGACGAGGACGGAAATCTGAAGTTTTATGAGACGGAGGATGGAGAGAAGATATATTACACGCACGAAGAAACAGGCTTTTCGGAGCCGGTTGATTTTCGGGCGAATATATCGTTTGACGGAGGAGAAGCGCAGAACAAGGAATATGGCTTTAATACGGCTGATTTTGACGCTGTTTTGCTGACAGACAGAGGAGAATACCCTTTTAAAAAAGGTGATGTTATTTGGCTTGATAGCGAGCCTATAAAGGATGCCAACGGATTAGTTGATTCAACTTCCGCAGACTTTACAATAGTAGGGGTCAAGCCCTCTCTCTATTCAGTTAAATACATGTTGAAAGCAGTCGTGAAAGAAGTGTAATTATGAAGATTGACGTTTCTCTGACAGAAAAATCTATACAAGATGCGATAGACAAGCTTGAAAGATACAAAGACCGCTTACAGGACAAGTGCATTGCGTTTGTCGGAGAGCTTGCTAGTAATGGCATTGATGTAGCACGAGCAAATACAGGCAATTTCGGACACTATATCACGTTTAGTTACGAAATTAAAGATACAACGGACGGATGTACAGCTATTATTCTTGCAACAGAAACAGGACAGATACAAAGCACATGGCAGACAGCAGACGGACTTAAGACAGTTGATGTATCGCCTTTGCTTATGGCTGAATACGGCTCCGGTTGGAAAGCTAAACCGCATTTTAATGATGCAAGGGGCGGTCAAGGAACTTTTCCGGGGCAGACACACGCATTTGATAGTGAGGGTTGGTATTGGAGAGACGAAAGCGGAGAATTACACCATTCATACGGCATTACACCTACAATGCCGATGTATAACGCATTTGTAGAAATGGAAAATGACATTATGAGAACGGCACGGAAAATTTTTTAGTTGAGGTGATAAAGTGGCGAGTCAAAATCAATGGGTATACGACCTTGAAAATCTCACATATGCGATTGTAAAAACCCGATGTGAGAAAAAATTGAAAACTAAATATCCCAAGCTAAAATTCACGCAAGAGGAACAGTCGGACAGTGCAACGGCTAGTTTCCCGACAGTGCTAGTTCAAGCACTCGAACCTATTGAACAGAATGAGGATTTAGAGGGCAGAAGAACAAATACAGTGTTATTTACGGCACAAGTAACTGTTACAACGAATAAAAGCCGTTCAGAAGCTTTGAATGTGGCGCAGACAGTGGCTAATGAATACAAAGCTATGTCATTCAAGCTGACAACAATCCCATTCGCTAGGAAGAACGGCAAATTATGGACAGCAACATTACGTGCTAGGCGGTCATTCGACTGGAATGATAGATTATAAGAGCCTTTTGGCTCTTATTTTTTTATGAAAAATTAGGAGGTAACAAAAATGGCAACAGGTTTAAAAAGTAGAATTGCTTACAAGACACCAACCGCATCCGCCACAAGTGGCGATTACTGGGCTGGAACTTACAAGCTCTTAATAAGGGCAAAATCAATTCCCTCACCATTCGGTTCACAGAACATGGTAGATACTTCAACTCTTGAAGATTTAGTAGAAACACAGGAAATGGGCAGACGTTCAGCCGGCTCCATGGAAGTTGAGGGAGCTTTCGAGAAGAAGTACAAAGACGAGATGGTAACTAACGAGGGCAAGAAGCTCGATTTTATTATTCTTTATGGTACAGACGGAAAAGGTTCAGAGGGTATCTGTGCTTTTATTGGACAGGAGTCATTCGCCCCAGGCGAGGCTTCCGATGAACACTTAACAGGAACTGCGACTGTATCAGTTCAGACAGTACCTAAGTGGATTGAGGATAACTACGAGGTTGCGGTAACAGAGGATGACCAAGGCTATCCAACATCAATCACACTCACAAAAAAAGGGTGAGCCAATCGGAAAAAGCCGTAGCGGTTGGCTATGATGATAGCACGGCTGACAGCGAACTTGAAGATACAATATAGTAAGGTAATCGAGGCAGTTTTAATACTGCCTCTTTCCCTATATAAATTAGGGAGAAAGGGAAAGATAAAATGAAAATTAAATTAAACGGAAAAGAATACACAGTTAAATTCGGATATGCACCGGTAGTTAAGAATAAAATTATCCCAAGACTCGTAGGAATGGAGCAACAGGGTGAGGGACTTGAAGTCATTGACAACATGCTTGAATTTTTACCGGAGTTTTTACTCGTAGGCTTGCAAAAGTTTCATGCTGACGAATTTGGCTTTGATTTTGACAATAAAGAAGCAAAAGAGAAACAGCTTGTAAAGGTATACGATTTACTTGACGATTACCTTGACCCGGAGAATGAAGAGGGTGGAGATTTACAATCACTCTACAATGATTTGTCGGCTGAAATGGAGAAAAACAGTTTTTTATCCAAGATGCTGGCGAAAGAGGAACAGACAGCCAAGAAGAAACCAATCAAGAAGTAAAAGAGCTTACGTGGGAAGTATATTGCAACGAAATCCGCCCATATTGGCTTTTGGTAACTAAAGGCTATGGATTTAGCGTTGAGGACATAGATATGTCTTGTCCGGCTGATTTAGAGCCTTATTCAAAGGCTTATATGCTTGCACAAAAAGAAGCCGATTCCAACATGTGGGCTTGGTGGGGCACATACGGATTAAGCGCAACTCTTACAGCGATTGACAGAGCTTTGAATGGCAACAAAGCAAGAGCAAAATACATTGAAAAATCGTTAAATGAGCAATACTCAAAAGATAACGAGCCTAAATACAAGGAGTCTAATGAGGAAATTGCCGTTTATGAAATGAAGCAACGAATTAACGCATTAAGGCAGTCGGGACTACCTGAAAGTCCTGATTAATGAGGTGAAAATATGGCATATAAAGGAATTGACGTATCGTCATATCAAGGAAATATTGATTGGAGCAAGGTTAAGTGGGCCGGAGTGCAATTTGCAATCCTTAAAATAATCCGCAGAGACCTTAATCCGGATAAAACCTTTGAAGCGAATTGGAAAGGCTGTACTGATGTAGGAATGCCAATACAAGGTGTTTACAACTACTCATACGCTACAACAGCAGATAAGGCAAAGACGGATGCACAGAAAGTGATTGAGGTACTTGCCGGAAGAAAGACATTTGTATGGCTTGATGTAGAGGACAGATGCCAGCAAGGACTCGGACAGACGCTTATTGATATTATCAACACATATCAGAGTGTTATCAAGAGCGCCGGGCTTAACTTTGGTGTATACACAGGGCTTAGCTTTTATAATCAGTACATTGCGCCATACGCAAATCAGATTAATTGTCCGTTTTGGATAGCACGTTATCCGTCAACTAAAGGAATGTCTATTGGTGATGAGCCTAATAGTGCAAAGAAGCCTGTTATTCAACATCCTCTGTATGGCTGGCAGTATTCAAGCGCGTTTACTTGTAGCGGTCTGAATAACAGTACTGACGCTAACTTACTCTATGTTGAGCTTGACAAGGGTGACGGAATAGAGAATAATCCGGCACCAATAGCAACTCCGGCAAAGGATAGCGCTTGGAAAGGCAATGAGGAATATTACCTCGATAATGATGATGTAAGAAAATGGCAACATGCTATGAACATCGGATTTGACACAGACGAACTTAAGGAAGATGGCAGATTTGGAGTTAATTCACAGAGATTTGCTAAAAATCACAATTTGTGGAGCGGTCAGAGACATAACTGCCCGACAGCCATTAAGTGGTTGAGAAAAACTCTGCATGATAAGTATCATTTTTACAAACTTGATACTGATTACGGCAAGTGGACGGATTACCTCACTAAATGTGTCATGGTATTCCAAAAGAATAGGGGGCTTAAGCAAGATGGATATGTTGGATTAATTACAACATACTATCTGCTCAAAGACTAGATATATGAGAGCTACTTTAGGGTAGCTCTTTTTTATTACAGGGAGGTGAGAAAATGGCAGAGAGCATTGAGCTTCAAATCAAGTCGGATGCGCAACAAGCGAGTAGAGCCATAGGCAACTTACAAGCTAAGTTGCAAGGACTTGGAGATACTCTCAATTCCCTCAATGGTGCAAGCATAAGCAATTTTGCGAGCGGAATGTCACAACTTGCAACATCACTTAGAAGTGTGAGCAGTATTGACACACGTACCTTTAGCAAGATTGCAACTAACATGGAGAAGCTTGGCAACCTTGATACTGCAAGACTTGTCAGCTCGGCAAGTGCTTTAAAGAGCATGGCAACTGAATTGTCGGGCTTTGCGAACATCTCAAAGCAATCAGCAGAGATTACACAGCTAACAGCATCAATCTCAAAGCTCGGTTCAAAATCAGCCGGTTATGCTGCGGACAATATCAGAAACCTTGGCAGTGCCTTGAAAGAGGTAATGACAACATTATCTAGCGTGCCGAGGGTTAGTAATAACATAATTCAAATGACTAACGCACTTGCTAATCTGTCACAGCAAGGCGCAAAAGTCGGCTCGGCTAGCAGGTCACTTGTAACAGGCTTTTCAAACACAGCCAAGTCGATTAAGAGTACAAGAAGTGGATTCAGGGGCTTAGCTTCAACTATCGGTAAGTTTTACGCAACTTATTGGATGGTTATGCGAGCTGTCGGAAAAATAGGCGGTGCAGTTGATTTAGCAAGCCAATTAACAGAGGTTCAAAACGTAGTAGATACAACGTTTGGCGATATGGCAAGCAAAGTTGATGATTTTACAAAAACATCAATTCAAGACTTTGGAATGTCTGAACTGACGGTTAAGCAAATATCAAGCCGTTTCCAAGCGTTAGGTACTTCTATAGGTATTTCATCGGAGCAAGTGGCAAATGGTACGGCAGTGGCAAATAAAGCCCTTATGAGCCAAAATAACACGCTATACAAGACTACAGACAGTATGGCTGATATGTCACTCAACCTTACAAGATTAGCTGGTGATATGGCTTCGTTCTACGATGTAGACCAAGCTGATGTTGCAAAGAGCCTACAATCCATTTTTTCGGGAACAATCGCACCATTAAGGAGATACGGACTTGATTTAACACAGGCCACGCTTTCAGAGTGGGCCATGAAAAACGGACTTGACGCAAATATCAAGTCAATGACGCAAGCTGAAAAGGTATTGCTAAGATATAATTATGTCATGGCAAATACGCAAGCTGCACAGGGAGACTTCGCCAAAACAGCCGATAAACGAAACGTTAGTTTCATGTGTCGCGCAGCATAGTAATATGCTGATGAAAAATCGAGCAAAATCGGTGAAAACTAAGTTGATTTAGACAACATACTTTGATATAATATGTTCGAGGTGATTTAATGAGAACGTATTATATCTATAAGGCTACAAATAAAGTAAACGGAAAATTATATATCGGACAAACAGTAAACTATCACGCTAGGATTCAACAACATTTAAGGTGTTCGCCAAAAGAGGATTGCTTATTTCACAGAGCAATTAAAGAATATGGCAAGGACAACTTTGAATGGGAAGTGATTGATAAATGCAATAGTTCACAGAAAGCATTGCGACTTGAAAGATTTTATATATCTTTGTATAACACATACAGAGATGGATATAATGAGAATAAGGGCGGTGTTGGTGGACACAACGCAAGAGCTGTCGTAAAGCTAGATAAAGACGGAACATTCATAGAAAGATACGATAGTGCGATGGAAGCCGAGAAATATGGTTTTGGTAATGTTGATGTATTATTATGTTGCAAAAACAAAATGCTGACATGTAAAGGCTATCAATTCATGTTTGAAGATGAATATAAAGCTAATGGAGCTAAGACATATGTAAAGCCAAAACCTATCAATCAGAGAAAAGTTATTCAATGTGACCTAAAAGGCAATTATATCAAAGAATTTGATAGCATAGCACAGGCTTCAACCGAAACAGGAACAAACAGGACAACACTGATAGGGGCATTGAAACATCGTTATAAAAATGCCAATGGATATATTTTTGTCTATAAAGAAGATTTTCCGATAAAAGATTTGAGCATGTATACTAAACTAAAAAAGGGTAGGAAAATAGCTCAAATTGACATAAAAACAAATAAAGTAGTCAAGGAGTATGATAGAATATCTGACGCTGGCAAAGCGTTGGGGGTCAATTACAAAGCCATACACAAAGTAGTTGATAAACCCGACAGGACAGCATACGGATATAAATGGATAAGTCAATAAGTCAATACCGAGGTAATCAATCAGATAGCGAAAGGCTGATTGACACTGTAACGCGTAGGAAGTGAATAAATATAATCTTCCCAAGAGTGCTCGACAACCATAAGACGTAGAAATGCGTCTTATTTTTGTGGTTGAAAATGTACGCTGAACTTATAGGAAACTATAAGAAGTAGAGGATAAAAAGCCTTTACGATAACAAATTGACATGGGCGAATAGTGTAAGAGTCCTTAAGCAAGAGTTCCAAGCATGGGGCAGTATCATAGGTAGCGTAGTAATCAATGCTTTAAAGCCATTTGTTCAAGCCTTAAGCAAAGTAATGCTCAAGGTTATTAGCTTCACAAGAACTGTAGCTGACGCACTTGGAGCAATCTTCGGATGGACTATCGAGATAAGCGGTGGTGGTGCTACTGTTGACGGCATGGAGGACATAGCTGACGGAGTTGGCGATATTGGTGATAACGCTGATAGTTCCAACAAGAAAGCGCAAAAACTGAAAAAGACATTGCTTAGCATAGATGAGATACACGCACTTGACGATAACAGCGATAGTGGCAGTGGTGGCGGTTCAGGCAGTGGCGGTTCAGGCGGCGGTGGAGCTGGCAGTGGTGTTGATAGTTCACTGAAAAAAACTGATGGATTGCTCGAAAAATATAAATCATCAATCAAAGACCTTTACTCACTCGGAAAGTACATCGGTGACGCTCTTGCGAGTGCTATGGAGAGCATTGATTGGAAGAAGATTTATCAGAAAGCTGACAATTTCGGAAAAGGACTTGCAGATTTCCTTAACGGCTTAATCAGTCCAAGACTCTTTTATGATTTGGGCGCAACAATAGCCGGTTCGCTGAACACAGCTTTGCATTTTCTCAATTCATTCGGTACAACATTCGACTGGACTAATTTTGGCTTGTCGATTGCTAACGGCATTAATGGATTTTTTGAGAATTTTGATTTTGCGTTACTAGCAAAAACTATTAATGCATGGGTGCAAGGAATATACACCATGCTAACCACGGCAATTAAAAATGTGTCGTGGAAAGACGTACTAAAAGGAATTACGGACTTTTTAAGCAATTTGGACATCAAAACTGTTGAGATAATAGTTGGCACATTGCTGATAAAAAAGATAATTTCGCTAAAATTAGGTTCAGTGGCACTCGCTTTTATTGGAAAATCATTATCAAAAGCGATAGCACAGGCAATAGCTTCAAAAATTGGATTTGAGCTTGTAGAAGGAGCCGGCATTGGAACGGCAATAATGCAAGCATTTAAAACGATTTTCGCCTCATTGTCAACTAATCTTGGATTGCTCATAGAGGGATTATTTAGTGGCTTAAGCTTGGGTGATGCAATAACAGCCGCATTCGGAACAGGGGCAGTAGACCTATTAGCAACAATTGGTTCTGCTTTTTCGGCAATAGCCGGAACAATTTTATCTATTGTAAATTTTGTCAAAATGTTAAAAGACGGATTTAGTTGGATAAATGAAATTCTAATGGTAATAGGTGTTGCATTAGCCACAATCGGAGCAATATTAGCTGGTGTGGCAGCATTGCCGGCGGTAATTGTTGGAGCAATAGTGGCGGCAGTATCAACAATCGTTGTTTTAGTAAAAGATAATTGGAACACAATTTGTGAACTATTTTCAACGGTTGGCGATTGGTTCAATGAAAATGTCATTGAGCCTGTAGTTTCATTTTTTAAAGATATGTGGAAAACCATAAGTGGCTTTTTCGGTTCTTTATGGAAAGACATAGTAACTGTGTGGCAAGGAGCTTCGAAATGGTTTAGTTCCACAGTAATTGAGCCGATAGTTGGCTTTTTTAAAGGCTTTGCTACACGAGCACAACAGATTTTTCAAGGTGTTTGGATAATAATTCAAGCAATTTGGATAGTAGCTTCAAGCTGGTTTAATAATAATGTAATTACTCCAATTTCAAATCTGTTTAATTTTTTAAAAACGCTTATACAGACAACGATACAGACAGCAAAAGATTTTGTATTTTCAACATGGCAAGGGGTGGCAAGTTGGTTTAGCGGTACAGTAATACAACCGATTTCAAACTTTTTTAATATGTTGAAAGCTGGCATAACATCGGCACTTAGCGTAGCAAAGAACTTTGTTATATCTACTTGGCAAAGCGTGGCGGGTTGGTTTAATGGCAATGTTATTTCGCCTATCACGAACTGCTTTAATATTATGAAAAACGGAATTACAAACGCGTTTAATTATGTGTGGAGTTCAATAAGAGGCGGTGTCACAGGGGCTATGAACTACGTTATATCAAAAATAGAGAATGGGGTTAATTTTGTTGTCAGTGGAATTAATTCTTTATTAAGAGGATTTAACAAAGTTGTTTCTATGGCTGCTAAGGTGGCTGGTGCAAATTGGAACGGAGTATCGTTAGTTCCGAAAGTACATATTCCAAGGCTTGCTAGTGGTGGAATTTTCCCAAGGGGAGAGGACGGCATGGCTTTCATTAATCACAATGAGTTAGTCGGTAAATTCTCAAACGGCAAAAACGTAGTTGCAAACAACCAACAAATCACCGAGGGAATTAAACAGGCTGTCATGGAAGGAATGGCACAAGTAATGATGAACTATAATGCCGGCGGAAACTCTGCACCTGTCATTGAAAATGTGTTTAAGTGCGACAGTGAAACGCTCTATCGCATGACACAAGTAGGCAAGGCAAAGCACGGACAACGATATATTGTAGCAAATGAATTTGGCTAAGACACTCACCCTTGCGTGGGTGTCTTTTTACGAGGTAACAATATGGCAATGATGTTAGTAGATGGAGTGGCATTACCCACTCCATCAACTTTTGAATGGGGCATGATTGATGTGTCTGCAAGCGACAGTGGGCGAACACAGGATGCTCAAATGCACAAGAATAGAATAGCGCAGAAACGGCAACTTAAATTGTCGTGGAGTGGTACAGACACAGCTAGGACAGCAAGGATACTTCAAATGGTAAACCCCGAATATATCAGAGTAACATATCCTGACGCTATGAGTGGCACTGATGAAACACGTACATTCTATGTAGGTGATAGAAGCGCACCTATCAAGATATGGACTATCAACAATAAGAGGTATGAGACATTGAGTTTCGACCTCATAGAAGTATAAGGCGGTGATTAAATGCTTAACGTATCGGCTAAGTGGCAAAGAGCAGTAATGCTCGATAATAATATAAACGTAAATTGTTTTGCTGACATAGTTACAACTAATGGTGAAAAAATCCCTGTTAGTGATAGTGAGCTGTGGGCGAATGGCTTCGAAGTTAATGATTCAACATCAAGCAATGGCACTTTCACAATCGGGGCTTTGATTGCTGGAAAACTGAAAATTAAGCTGAATAACATTTACGAGGATTACAGCAAGTATGATTTTGATAAGGCAAGCGTAACAGCATATGTTTCAAAAAGCTTTTCTGATGGCACAAGTGAAAAACTAAAAATTGGTGAGTATAGAGTCAGCGAGACAAGCTATGACGGCTCACTCATAACGCTTACTTGCCTTGACAATATTAATAATTTCAATCGTGAGTATGACAGCAATTTAAGCTACCCTACGACAGCGTATGAGGTAGTCAGAGACGCTTGTATTAAGTGTGATGTACCTTTTACTATGGCGAAATTTGATAACTCTGATTACGTGATTAACGAGATGCCAAGTGATAATCAAAAGCTCACATACGGACAGGTAATAGCTTATATCTTACAGTTAAGCGGATTATGGGGCAAATGCGGTCACGATGGTGAATTGCTTATCGGTTGGTATGATATGAGCCAGTTTGGGAGCCAAAATTACAATGGTGGAACTTTTAGCACAAAAACTACACCATACTCTGACGGAGATAGTGTTGATGGTGGAACATTTAAGTATTCTGACGGAGATAGTGCCGATGGCGGAACATTTACAGAAGCGAGAAATTACCACAATATTTACACACAAAAAGACTTGAATGTTGCGACTGATGATGTTGTTATCACAGGTGTTAAAGTTATTGTAACCTCAAAAGAGGATAAATCAAAAGATGTTAATGCACTTGCCGGAAAAGAGGGATATGTAGTCTCAATCTCTGATAATCCGTTTATTCCGGCAGACAAGGCGCAGACAGTTGCAAATTATATCTTCAAAAAAATCGGTGGCATGAGGTTCAGACCGCTTGATGCTACACTCTTGTCAAACCCACTGGTTGAGAGCGGAGATGTGGCGCTTGTGACAGACCGCAAGCAGAATACCTATAGCTGTTTTATTTCTAATCGAACATTTACAGTTGGAAGCGGTACAAAAATTTCATGTGACGCTGAAAATGCTTCAAGGAATAGTGCTGATAAATTCAGTAATGAGACAAAGGCTGTCGTACAAGCTAGGAAAGTTGCACAGGCACAACTAAGTGTATATGACAAGCAAATGCAATTGCTGACACAGCTAATGTCCCAATCGCTTGGACTTTTTAAGACTGAACAAGTGCAAGAGGACGGCTCAATTATTTACATTATGCACAATAAAGCTGACCTTAATTCGAGCAACATACAGTGGAAAATGACGGCTAATGGCTTAGCGGTTTCAAATGATTACGGCAAAACATGGAAAGCTGGAATTGACAAAGATGGAAATGCTGTATTCAACATCATGTCGGCTATCGGCATTAATTTTGACTGGGCACATGGTGGCACACTCACTTTAGGCGGTGAGAATAACACAAACGGCAAGCAGTATGTCAAAGACGCAAACGGAAAGACACTTGTAACGCTGGATAACAAAGGATTGACACTTGATAGCAGTGTGAAAATTGCTTGGGATAATGTGGCTGACACTACTGCTAAAGTCACTCAAATAACCAAAGACACAGTGACTACAAGCTATGTAGATGCACTTAGTGTTAAGGCTGGTTCAGTTGACGCGGAGAACATCACAGGAACAACAATTACTGGTAAAAATATTGTTGGTGATTCATCAATATCGCTTACTGGCGGAAGCGTGTCGGATACTAAATTTAAAATCGAGTCAACAAACAACGCGGGGACAAAATTTAGATTAGAAAGCAACGGTGGCGTTTTTAGAATGTATAAAAATGACGAAGTCGTAATATCGCTATATAGCCCATTTGGAAGCGTTGGTGCAAATATACTAAGAGCAGCAGACTATGTGCAATCGCCAAGACTTAAAGAAGAAGGTAGAGGATATGCTATGTGTGGCGACACAACAGGACACACATACCATTGCCATTGGGACGATACTACTTTGCAGTTTCAAGTTGATGAAACATGGGTATGGAGTTCCTCAGATAAACGCTTAAAAAAGAACATTAAAGCCATTAATCAAGATTATATTGACGCAGTAGGTTCGGTTAATTTATTTCAGTATAACCTTAATAGACAAGGATATTCGGACAAACCATTGTATTTTGGAGCAATGGCACAGGATATAATCGAGAAACTTAAAGATAAAGGACATGTCGATGAAAACCTCAATATGATTTTCCAAAACAAAGCAACATCGGATGATGATACACTGTACTACGGCATGAACTATGAGCAATTCCTAATATTAAGACTTGCCGGAGATGAGCAGAAGATTGATAAAATGCAAAAACACATAGATAAATTGGAAGATAAGTTTTCAAGATTGTGCCGGAAATTAGGCATTGATGAAAGTGAGGTATAACTTATGGCAATTCAAATGAGACGAGGGGCATACGCGGAGTTCGACCCCTTAAAAATGAAAGCCGGAGAATGGGCGGTATCGACCGATTCCGACACGAAAAAACAACAGATATGGATGTGCTTCGCACCAGGAATAGTTAAGCGAATGGGAACCGTTGAGGATTTTGACGTTGAAATTCAAAGACTTATTCAGAGTTACCTTGACGGCATGGCTCAATCCGTATCACAAGCTCAAAAATCAGCAGAACTTGCTACAAGCAAAGCTCAAGAATCAGCTAATTCTGCAAGCAATGCTAAAGAAAGCGAAATAAAAGCCAAGGCTTCTGAAACTAATGCTAAGACAAGCGAGACTAGCTCTGCTAAGAGCGAGTCGGAAGCACAAAAATATGCAGAGCAAGCCAAAGAAATATCTGAGAGCTTAAGTGGGGCATTAAGGCCTCTTGGAACTATTAATTTTGCTGACTTGCCCACTACAGCAGAAGCAACCTCTGGTGATATGTACAACATAGCCGACCAATTTACTACGACCACAGATTTTAAAGAGGGGGCTGGTAATATAATTCCCGCCGGCAGTAATGTATATCTGACAATCGACAGATACTGGGATGTGTTAGCTGGTACACCGGTTACAGGAGTAAAAGGTGCAAAAGAAGTATATTATCGCAGAGGAAATGTAAACATAACTCCTGCCAATATCGGAGCGGTTGCAGAAGATGGAAACATAAGCAATACAACAGTTACTTTTGCCGATACAACAACTAGAGTAAATCTTGTTTCTGGCGAAAAAGCGTCGGTCGGCTTCAGGAAAATTAAGAAGTGGTTCGCTGATTTGAAAAGCTTTGCTTTTAAAGATTTAGCGAACAATCTCACGACTACTACCACTGGCAGTGCATTAGATGCGAGCCAAGGTAAGATTTTGAATGACAAATATGGTGAATTAAACCGGAGTTTAGGTAATTTAAAGACGGATTTTGATAAATTAAATAGTATAAAAATTAAAGTTGGCACCGCAGTAAGAACAGCGACAAAGGGTGAAAATTCATTTATGTTATTTACCTTAGAACAAGTCAAAAACATGTTTGAGTTAGAAAGTCTCTCTGTTAATAATATTGCTATATTAATAAGTAATGGTGACGGAAAGGCTTTTCCTTCTCACTTAGAAGGTGTAACTATGTTAAATAATAGTTGGTATGTAGTTTTTAAAGATATAGTACAAGGGAATATGAGTTGTAGAGTTCAATATGTAATATTTTATTGGGGGAATTAATTATGTAGTAATATATCTATTCTTTGCAATCCCTATTGTCAATATTCGACAAAATAAAACACTTTAAAGTGCTACAGTAATGATGTTCTCAAACAAGAGAACTCTTCAAGTTTCGGTAGGGCGGTGGATTTTTCTGCCGTCCTTATTGACGTTTAAGAACAAATGTTCTATAATTGATGTATCGGAGGTGGCATTGTATGGAATATAAAGAAGAAATAATTAAAATGATTGAGGGCTTGGAAGATAAAGACCTGTTATTGTACTTGTACATATTTATTAAAGGAAAAATAGAGGCAGAGTAAAAGCTCTGCCTTGGTAGTTATATTTTCTTTTCCCAAACGTTACCACACTTTGAACACACAAACTTTGTTTTGCCGTTCTTGCCTTTAATTCCGGTAGCAGTACCGACAACGGCACCGACAGGTCCGAAGAGACCGCCTACTGTGTTGCCAACAAGTGCTTTACCGAATGAGAATTTTTTCTTGGTATCAACAGGTATGCCAACACCATCGCAACCCCATTTAGGACATTTAACAGTTTTACTCATAATAAAATACCACCTTTCTTATTAATTTGATTTATTTTGAGTATTTTCATACATCATATCTATTAAATTCATAATATTTTCTTGCTCTTTATCCGACAATTTAGATAATTTCAACGCATAGTCTTTAATTCTACTATCCATATTCGACAGAGCCAAGTCTTTTGTTGCCTCTTCAACAACTGAATGGTGCTCTTTTCCGGTAACTAAAAAATCAAGTGAGCAATCAAGACATTCTGCAATTTTTACCAGCTTAAACAATTTTGGACAGCTTTTTCCTTTTTTCCAATCTGAAAAAGTACTTTTAGGGAAACCACCATATTTAGCCACTTCTGAATCATTTAACCCTTTTGAGTCTCTTAATTTACAATATCTTTCGTACATAGAAAATCTCCTTTAAAAAAGTTGTGATTTCTCAACATTTGGGGTTGACAAATAAGACTTCCTAATGTAGAATGAAAAAAGAAGTTAGGAAATCTCAACTCGATAAAAAATAAAATTGAGAAAATAATATTATGTTTCTGGACAATTCATAGTATACACGATTTTCTAATTTTTATCAAGACTTAGTTAGGATTTTTGAACTAAAAACAAAAACTGTTAGCGTACTACCTCTAACAGCCGTTGCCTTATATGGCACTTTTTATAGCAACGGATTTCCTAACTATTGTCAAGAAAGGAGATGGGAAATTGAATAAGAAAAAACGACAGGCGAGCTTCAAAAAACTCGATACGCTTATAAAAGCTAGAAACGTTTCGTTTTACAAACTGTCAGAAGAACTTGGAATGGCACGAAGTACTTTTTCAGATTGGAAGTCGGGAAAATCAATGCCAAAAACAGACAAGCTAATTAAGATTGCTAATTATTTTGGCGTAGAAGTTTCTTATTTTATCGAGTAGAAAGGAGAAAACATGAACGATTTACAAATTTTCAATAATGAAAAATTCGGAGAAATTAGAACTATCACTAAAGGTGATAAGACATATTTTGCCGGAAGTGATGTTGCAAAAGCGTTGGGATATGCAATACCTCATAAGGCAGTGCAAACTCATTGCAAGGGGGTTCTAAAATGGAACATCCCTACCAATAGTGGAAATCAAGATGTTTTATTCATAACAGAGGGTGATATTTACCGACTTATTATGAAATCAAAATTGCCTAGCGCAGAGGAATTTGAGCGGTGGGTAATGGATGAAGTGCTTCCGTCAATCAGAAAAACAGGCGGTTATGGTATGCCAAAGACAACAGGCGGTCAGATACAGCTTTTGGCACAAGGCTATACAGAATTAGAGCAGAAAGTAAACGACATCAAAGATGATGTGAGCGAGCTTAAGGAAAATGTACCACTTTACAGTTGCGATATTGACGAGATACAACAGCATGTTAAGCGCAGAGTTGTAAATATCCTCGGTGGCAAGCAGAGCGAAGCATACAGGGATAACAGTATCAGACATAAGACATTTTCTGATATATGGACACAGTTAAAGCGTGAGTATGGTTGCGTATCTACTTATAAGAGTATCAAGAGAAAGTATATAGACGATGTGCATGAGTTTATTGATTGCTATGTCGTGCCTAAATATCTTGATGAGCTTATTCAAGACGCAAACGCTCAACAGAGTTTTGCATAGTGAGGCGATTTTGTATGAGAAAAAGAACTTTAAAGCAGAAATTCTATACCGGTTGTGGCTATTCGATTTTCGGAGCATTAGCATTTGTATTTTTCCTTGGATTATCGGTGGCATACGGAATTAAGACAGCGAGTATTATCGTTGGAGCAATCGTAACAGTCTTTTGGCTGATACTGATTGCAATATGTCTCATAGAGGAGGGCAAACCGCATGAGAAAAAGAAAACTGATATTGATGTTATCAATTTCAATAATTGGAACTATGACCTTAAAGCCAATAACAGTGAAAGCAGATAGCAAAGTTGAGCTGACAGCCGGTGTTACTTCCTATTTAAATAGCGTAATGTTAGGAAAGATTGAACCAACAGTAGTTGAGAACGAGCCGGTTGTAGTTGAGCAGACCTATGTAGAGCCAACAGTTCCGACTTGCCGTAAGAAATACAGTTGTAGCCGATTTAAGAAGCTGGGGCGAGTCAGATATGGCGATTACACTTATACGTGGTACTCACAGAGAGTGTTACCTGGGGGCGGTCTAAATATTCCGGGCAGACATCTAAATGAGTATGGACTTGTAGTTGATGAAAACGAGTATGTAGTAATTGCAAGTGACGATTTACCACACGGAGCTGTAGTTGATACTCCTGTTGGCATACAAGGAATTGTATATGACGAGGGAAGCGGAAATGGAAATCTTGACATCTACTGCGATTGGTAGCCAATTGAAACGTCAGAGTGCTAACGATTACCTACAAGAACTATATCGAGCTAAACGACACAAAAACAAATCGTTTGACTTTCAAGCGTTACTAGATAAAGAAATGGAGAAGCTAAATGAGCGGTGTAAGACGAATTAGGCTAGGCGATACGAGATATAAATTGAAGTCATTAACAAGAGAGCAGAAGTTATTGCTCAACAAGGCTCATTACGTGGCGAGTGAGTGGCTTTTCGTATCGGAGTCGGACTCATACCTAAGAGTAGTGAAGAAATCAAGCCTACATGGAAATTTGATTCTAAAAACCATAAACAAATAATAGAAAGAGAGGAAACACAATGAAGATTACACACATTTTTGCACAGAATTTTTGCAAATTCTACGGCAAAAACACATTAGACACAGATTTTTCGATGAAAACTGTGTTATCCGGTCAGAATGAAGTCGGCAAATCAACAGTTAAGAGAATTATCCTTGATGTGCTGAATTGCCATGATGAGAACGACAGAGAGATTACAGGCATAAGACCACATGATGAAAATGGAGTCGAGATTGATGATGTTGACATTGTAAGAGCTGTTACCTTTGAGATTGGTGGAAAAGCAAAGACTCTGAAAAAGGTTACAAGGCAGAAACGCAACAAAAAGGGTGAGATTACAGGCAGTGTCACTGATTACTCGATCAATGATGTGCCGTATAAAATGGCTGACTACAATCAGTACATCAATGACAATATGGCAGAGCTTGGAGTATTACCATTTTGCTTAAATGCCATGACGCTTCTCAACAAATCGCAGGCAGAACAGAGATTAGCACTTGCAAGCTATTTTGGCACACGCACTGATGAAGAAATCTGCGATATGTTTCCACAGTTTGCCGAACTTAAGCCAATGTTTGACGATGGGGACGTAGACCAGCTCAAGAAAGTATGTCGTGGCAAGCTGAACGGCACAGGCGGTAGGAATGGCTCAAAAGGACTTGTTAAGGAAAGAGACGAAATCTCAACAAGGATTGATACAATTCATTCCACCAATGAGTATGCAGACCTTGCGGAGCTTGAACTGCAAAAGAAAACCTATGAGCCGCAGCTTAAGGAAATTGAAGATAAGTTGTCCGATTACAACAAGATTTTAGAGGACAAGCAGAAAGCTACAGAGGACATTATGAACCTTAAATTTGAGCTTTCAGACATGGAAAGAGAAGCCAATGCTGACAATCAGAAAAAGCGCATGGAGCTAAAGCTACAGCTTGATGATTTCAATGCTTCAATTCGCAAAGGAGAGTCAATAATAAGAGCTGGAAAGACTAGCATTAAAACCTCTGAAAGAGAGATTGAAGATTGCGTAAGAGACTTAGAAAAGGTACGTGCTGATTGGAAAAAGGCAAAGGAACTTGCCTTTGATGAAAGCAGTGTTAATTGTCCAATGTGCGGTCAGAAGTTGCCGGAAGATAAGATAGAGAGCATGAGAGCTGAATTTGACGAGCGAAAAGCAAAGAATCTTAAAGAGATTGAAAATAAGGGAAATGCGCTATCAAACGATAGCAAGAAACTTAAACAAGCTATTGAAGATAAGAAAAAAGAGATAGCAGACCTCGAAGCAGAACTTAAGGAGCTGACGATAAGACGTGATGGTGTTGAAATGGAGCTTGGAATGGTACCTACTGATGTTGATATGACGGGTAACAGTGAGTATCAGGCACTTAAAGCTACAATCGAAGAAAAAGAGAAAGCTCTTGCAGATGAAAATGATACATCAGAACTTATCAGAAAGCTTAAAAACGAGCGAAACGAACTGTTAAGGCAAGTTTCATCGGTTGACACAAAGATTGAGCTTGGTGTGGCAAATAACAAGCGTATAGACGATAGCATAGCCGACCTTGAAGATAAGAGAAAAGACCTCAATCAGGAGATTGCCGATTGGGAAAGAAAGCTTGACTTGCTGAAAGAGTTTACACGTAAGAAAAACGAACTCTTACAGGCTGATGTTAATAAGTACTTGGATTTTGCCACAGCAAAGCTTTTCAGACCGCTCTTAAATGGTGATACCGAGGAGTGCTGCGACTTTGTTTACAATGGTGAAGCATATGCAAGGAATCTCAATCATGGTGCAAGGATGTTAACGGAAGTTGACATATGCAGAGCTTTTCAGAAAGTAGCAAGCGTTAATTTCCCAATTATCATTGATGATACAGAGAGTGTTGACGATTGGAGAATACCACAGATTGATAACCAGCTTATTATGTTGAAGCATACACAGGACAAGGAACTTGTGATTGAGGAGGTGTGATGTGAAATTATACTTTTACCTTTTGGATACTTATGGTAGGAACCCTAAAGGTTTATATGTTAAGGAATGTGAAGCGAAAGAGAAACCCAAGACATACAGGGCTGTTAATGGAGCTTTTCCAAACTACTATGGCACGGCAAGGAAAGATGATGTTGGGCGAATAACTAATAATTGTCTGTTTCTTACAGAACCTAACTTTGAGTATGCAAAAGAGGTGTTCCGAAACAGGGCAGAAAGAAGAATTGCAGACAAGCTGGAAGAGGTTGAAAAACTCAAAGCTGAATTAAAAATAATAAATGAAAGCGAGGTATAGAGATGATTAAAGCGAAAGACGGAGAAATTACATTTAGAGGTACAAGAAGTAATGTTATGGCAGAGGCAGTTACTGTTTTACATGCGCTTAAAGAGGAACTTTCAGAGGAAGAGTACAAAATGGTAATTAGACTTGCTGATAAAAGCGAGGAACAGGTGAAAGATGAAGCCGAGAGAGCAAGAGAAACGCTCAAAAAGTTACTTGGATTATAGGAGGTTCAATATGAGTATTAAGAAGAGAAATTATTATATGGGTGGCAAGAAACATACCGTAGAGCTTAAGTATGACGGATATATGTATACAGTTATATCTGACGGAGTTTTATTTAAGCAGACACCTAATGAACTGTTTGCGGTTCAGGTTTTTAATGAGATTTAGGAGGATTAATTATGGCAGAGAATACGCAGTTAGTTGAGTATGAATCAAATGGGGAAATGGTAAAAATTTCTCCAACAATGATAAAAAGATACCTTGTAAGTGGCAATGGCAATGTATCTGACGGAGAAGTAATGATGTTTATGTCATTATGCAGATACCAGCACTTAAATCCATTTTTGAGAGAAGCATACCTTATTAAGTATGGAAGCAACGAACCAGCCACAATAGTTACTGGAAAAGACGTTTTTACAAAGAGAGCCAATGCAGACCCACGATATAAGGGAAAGAAAGCAGGAATTATTGTAATTAAAAAGGACGGAGCTGTTGAAGAGCGAGAGGGAACAATGGTTTTACCTAACGAAACTATCGTAGGTGGCTGGGCGAAAATCTTTATAGATGGAAAAGAGGACGAGTATCAGTCAGTAGGCTTTGATGAGTACGCAGGAAGAAAAAAAGATGGTTCGCTTAACAGCCAATGGGTGAAAAAGCCAGCCACAATGATTAGAAAAGTAGCTGTTGTACAGGCCTTAAGAGAAGCGTTTCCAGATAGATTTCAAGGTTTATATGCACAAGAGGAATTTCAAAATGTATCAGATGTAAAACTTGACACAGAAAAGGTTGTTGCTGATGAGATTAAAGAAAACGCAAATAGTGTAGATTTTGACGAGGACAACATAATTGATGTGGAGCCGACCGACACAGCTGACAAGCAGTCAGAGGAGCTACCGCCATTCATGCAGAGTGAGGAGGGTTAAGTAATGCATCGACACGACTGGATTAAGTTTTGTAAGCATCATAAATGGGACTATAAGTGCAAAATATGTGGGAGGTTTTGGAGACCATGAGAGTAATTTCACAGCATGGCAATGTTGATTTGCCTTATGAACAGATAGTTGTGTGCCACGCAATGGAGAGCGTTATAGCACTATACAATGGAGAGAAATACGTATTAGGCGAGTACTCTTCCAAAGAGAAATCGTATAAGGCTATGGAAATGCTGAGAGAAGCATATATCGGTATGCCGATTGTAATGCAGAATGTTGATATTTCAGAAGATGTGGTAAAGGAATTTGAAAGATTAAAGAAGTGCGGTGTTATGGTGCAAGCAGAAAATCAGCCGTCAAAGGTAGAGTGTGTCAGCAATGCTGTTTTTCAGTTCCCACAGGATGATGAAATCGAGGTGTGAGTATGTCAGTCGAAGAAATCCGTAAATGCGATAGATGTGGAAAGCCTTTTGAGTACAGTTTGTCTAAATGGGCTGGATATTTTAAATATGGTATCAAAAAAGAAAATCGACTGTGCTTTCATTCAATGTTTTATGGTAATCCAGATGGCTATTCATATGTAGATTATAGATATGACCTTTGTGCTGATTGTACAGAAAAATTATTATTGTTTTTGCGAAGTAGTGAGTAAAGGAGAAGATGTAAATGTACTTAAAATGTTTAGGCTCATCGTCAGCCGGAAATTGCTATCTGCTAACTTCCGACAGTGGAGAAACGCTTATCCTTGATTGCGGAATACCGATTAAGGAGATTAAAAAAGGCTTAGATTGGCATATAAGGGGGATAAAGGGTGTGATTATAAGTCATGCCCACCTACCCTAGACCACAGCAAGTCATTAAACGATTTTAAGGCTATGGGGATACCGATTTATGCACCATATTTGAAGATTGATTATATGTCAATGAATATGGGCGAATTTACAGTAAAACCCTTTGATTTAACAACAATAGACGGAAATTGGACACACACAAATGCAAACGGAACACCTTGCCCGATATTCGGCTTTCTGATTACTCATAAGGAAATGGGGAGAATGCTTTATATAACCGATTGCAATTTAATCAAGTGGAGATTTAAAGACATAAACCACATTCTCTTAGGTGTGAATTATGACAAGGATTTAGTAGACAGGGATAACACAGGCAAAGCTAATCACGTATTCAGAGGTCACTTATCCATTGACACAGCTTGCGATTTTGTTAAGGCAAATTATTCAGATAACTTGCAGAACGTCATAATGTGCCATTTATCGAGCGAAAATGCTGATAGAGATAGTTTTATTGAGAAAATGGAAAAAGTCGCTTATGGGGCGAATGTGGATGTTGCAGAGCGTAACAAGGAATGGCTACTTGCTAATCCTAATGAGTGCCCTTTTTAGAAAGGAGATAATGACTATGAATTTCAAATGGAGTGAGGAGGAAGTCCTTTTATTAAAAGATAAATATTCTTGCTCAACAAATGATGAATTAATCGCCTTATTTCCTAATAAAACATTTTTGGCAATCTATAAAAAAGCTTATTCGCTTAACTTAAAGAGAGATGAAGAAATTAAGTTTTTGAACAGGTCAAAGGCTAAAAGTGGTAAAAATGCTAGTAATTGGAATGGCGGTGTTAGGAGAACAAGCAAAGGATATATACAAATATTAATGCCGGAACATAAAAGAGCAGATAAAGGCGGGTACGTTATGGAACATATCGTAGTTTATGAAAAAGCCACAGGAATAGAAGTGCCACGAAACTGTTGCATACATCATTTGAACGGGATAAAAAATGATAACAGAATTGAAAATTTATGTATGATGACAAATTCAGCACACACAATATATCATCATACAGGGCAAAAAAGAAGTGAAGAAACTAGAAAACGAATTTCAGAAAGCAAGAGGAAAAAATATGAATAAAGTGATAATTTCGGGGAGAGTTGTTAGGGATGCTGATGTTAGATATTCACAGACAGCAAACGGAAGTATGGCGGTAGCAAGGTATACATTAGCTGTTGACAGAACTTTTAAGAAAGAGGGCGAACAGGCAGCAGACTTTATTGGCTGTATCGCATTTGGCAAGAATGGAGAATTTGCAGAGAAGTATTTGCACCAAGGAACTAAGATTATCGTTGAGGGCAGATGGCAGACAGGCAACTACACTAACAAGGATGGACGAAAAATCTACACTAATGATTGCGTAGTTGAAAGACACGAATTTTGTGAAAGCCGTGCCAATCAACAGAACAATAGTAATGGAATTATAGGTAGAAACAGTCCAAGTGCTGATTCAGATTCCTTTATGTCAATCCCTGATGGTATTGACGAGGAATTACCATTTAATTAAAGAGGTGTGAGTATGAAATTAATTGATGCAAACAAACTAAAGGAGGATAAAACAATGTGTAGAAAAATGAAAAGAACAATAATAGCTATGACTTGTGTGATTGCAATGGGGGTTTTTAATGCTGTACCAGTATCAGCTTGTACACCACCACTTAATCCACCATCTGTGAAGATTCCAGACATCAATTTCGAGCCCGATGGTGCTTTAAAAGATGCAATCGACAAATTTGTGAAAAACTGGCTTGAGAAATGCGTTCTC